ACCCTAACAGGCCTTCTAGGAAAAATCACTAAACTAAATACACTAAAAGTATTATTAGGCGCATTGAAAGCATGGACAATGCCTGTGAGAATGATTTTTATCGGGTTAAGTTCATCTATCTCATTTTTACTCTCCCCTATTGGTGTAGTGGTTGCTGCAGTAGTTGGAGCGGGAATTTATATTTATAAAAGCTGGGAAAAAGTAAAATCTTTCTTCGGCGGGTTCTTAAATGGGTTGCAATCAGGATTACAGCCCGTCATCGACAAATTCAAACCGTTTGTCGGATGGATTGAAAGTGTATTTAACTGGTTTACAAATCTTCTTTCGCCAATCCAAAGCACAAAAGAAGATTTAGATGCCGCCGCAAGTGCAGGTAAACAATTTGGCGAATGGGTCGCTTTTGGCATTGATTTAGCATTAAAACCACTTCAACTATTAATTGATGGCGTGAAGTGGTTGATTGATAATCTACCTAAAATCAACGAGCAAAATCAAAAAGCCAAAGCATTAAAAGAAGAAACCATGAAAGCCGCGTTTGGAAATGGCGTGCTTGGTCAAACCATGGCAGCAATGGCAGATATTCCAGAATACGCAAAAGGCGGTTACACAGGAAATGGCGGCAAATATCAACCGATGGGCATTGTTCATGGCGGTGAATATGTTATGACCAAAGAAGCCACAAACCGTCTAGGCATCGCCACGCTGAACGCCTTAAATTACGGCAAGCAAGCTTTAATTGCGGGCGGTTTAGGTATCGGACTTGCCACCGCCGCACCAATTCAGGTGGATAGCCGACCGCCAATTTCAGCTCGTCCAAGCATAAGCCAAACCATGCAACCAATGGCGGTCAATATCACCATTAATGCACAAGCAGGGCAAAATGAACGACAAATTGCCCAACTCGTTGCCGCCGAGCTTGAGCGAATAAACCTACAACAACAAGCAAGGGCAAGAAGTCGAATGACAGATCGAGCATAAAAAATAAAAGGGCGAAAGCCCTTTTTTGTTGCACATTGTAGAAAATAGTTTTATATTTCTTTAAAAAGTTGTAAACTTCGCAAACTTTTATTCTTTGGTGACTTATGACGAATCTATCATTAAACCCTATTTTTGAAGGCTTAGAACCTATTTTTAAGCAATTAAAAACAGCGGCGATTTCTGCATGTCTTGTGGTCCCTGCTGCATTAAATATTCAAGTAAAATCAGTAGAAACAGTGCAGATTGTTAGCGTTCAGAAACTAGGATTAAGCCCTCAAGAGAAGCAAGCATTTTATGAATTTGCAAGTAATGCAATAAATCTTGTGCAAGTTACTTCAGCATTGACGGACTTTGCTATTTCGCTAGCTCCGCAAGCTTTTAATGTGATTTCTACAAATGATATCCAATCTCTAGAAGAAAAAACGAATGAGTATGATCATCTAATTACAAATATTATTTCAGAAATGAATCAATTTGATTTGAACCATCCTACACTTGTTTCAGAATTAAATAATTTAAGTAATAAAATGCATATGTTTTGTAATATTGTGAAATCAGAAAAATACAAAAAAGAATCAGATGAAGTGGTTTTATCACGCATTTATCGTACACCTGAAGATGCTGGATACACCTACAAATCATCAGATTCTTTTGATGATTTCAAAAAAGCAGTGATGATGTAGGATAACCAATGAAGGTTGAGTTATCGAAACAATTTCAAGAAGGGCGTTTAAACACGCCCTTTTTTAAAGACATTCAAGCCATGTCAGATGACGAATTGCAGCTTATCTTTGATTTTATGCAATCCATTGAACAAGGGAAACGATTAAGGGGTAAAAATAAACCATCTTGGCTTGATGATAATCTCAATGACATTCCAAATACAGAAGTTTATCAACAAAACGAAATATGGCATTATCACTGTGGCCCTTACAATAAAGGATCTAGATATAGCCCTATGAGTGGGCTAAAAATGAATTTGGACGGTGAAACATCAGGGCCTGTAATTCATTATCAAAAAATATCAGATGAACATATTGTGATTATCGCTTTTTCCCCACAACACGAACCATTCCCACGCGAATGGGACACACCCAACCCAATCATTGATCGAACAGAATAAGCAAGTCGCCTGACTTGCTTTTTTGTTACCCTGTTTTTCACACTTCCCCACACTCGCAAAATTAAACAAACTCACCAAAAATAGGGGCAATTATTACAAGTAGAAATCCGCCCATGTCAGCCGATAACAACCGCAGAATTGAAAGCATTATCCGCTTTGGCTTAATTGCCGAAGTCGATTATGCACAAGCGAAAGCAAGGGTAAAGTGCGGTGAAATATTAACGGATTTCATCCCCTTCACCACATTGCGATCAGGTACGACAAAAACATGGTCGCCGCCAACGCAAGGCGAACAATGCGTCATCTTGGCGGCAAGTGGCGAACTGACAACAGCGTGCATCATCACAGGGCTTTACACACAAAACAGCCCAAGCCATTCAGCCGATGAACACGTGATCGAATTTGCCGATGGCGCAAAAATCACCTACAACCAAGCCAACAGCGATTTGGTTGTGACAGGAATAAAAACCGCCAACATCAAAGCCGCGAATCAAATCAATATTGACTGCCCCACTGTCAACATTAAAGGCAATGTAAATATTGATGGAAAAGTGACATCAACTGGCGACATGATAGCGGGCGGAATCAGTCAGATGACACATAAACACAAAGATGTGTCGAAAGGTAAAGATAAAACTGGAGAGCCTGAATAATGAATCGATTTACAGGCGAGAAAATCACAAGCGAAACGGAACACATCAAACAGTCAATTGCAGACATTTTATTGACGCCCATCGGCTCACGTTTACAACGCCGAGATTATGGCAGTCGTATTCCGGAACTCATTGACAGACCAATGAATCACGCTTTGTTGCTCCAACTTGCCGCAAGTGCGGTGATGGCATTGCACAAATGGGAACCACGCGTGACGATTAGCCAATTTAAACCACAACTCACAGAAAACGGCATCACTTGCTCCATTGTGGGCAGAACAAAAAATCAAAACAACGTCATCAATTATGATGATGTATGGCTAGGCGGTAAGAATGAGCGAATTAGTTGATTTAAAAAAACTACCCGCACCCAAAGTTGTGCAAGAACTCAGTTATGAAACCTTACTTACGCAGAGAAAAGAAAAGTTTCTGTCATTACAAGAAAGTGATGAGATGCGACAACATTGGCAAGCTCGCTTACAGTTGGAGAGCGAGCCAGTAGTTAAATTACTCGAAGAAAATGCTTATCTAGAACTCTTGCTAAGAACAAATATTAATGAATCTGCCAAAGCCGTAATGCTTGCCTATGCGACAGGCTCAGATTTAGATCAATTAGGGGCATTATTTGGCGTTACTCGATTAATTATTCAAGCCGAAGATTTAAAAAGCAATCCACCTACCACAGCAAAATATGAAGATGACGAACGCTTTAGAACACGCATTCAAATGTCATTAGAAGGATTAACCACAGCCGGCAGTCGTGCAAGCTATGAATTCCATGCACTTTCCACATCAGCAAAAATAAAAGATGTTGATGTGACAAGCCCAGCCGCTGGCATGGTGAAGGTCGCTATCTTGTCAACAGAAGGACAAGGAACAGCAGATGGAGATTTAATTAAAGCGGTAAAAGAACAGTTAAATGCCGAGCATATCCGCCCATTAACCGATACAGTATTAGTAGAAAGTGCAGTAATTTTAACTTATGAAATTCAAGCGATCATTACACTTTATCCATCAGTACTAGAAAGCGTTGTAATGGGAAATGTCAACCAAGCCATTGCAAGTTATGTAAATAAGCAACACTCACTTGGCATTGATATTACTCGCTCAGGCATCTATGCCGCACTACATCAAGAAGGTGTACAGAACGTTAAACTAACTAAACCGATGGATGATTTAATCGTACAGCCACACCAAGCGGCGTATTGCACTCAAATTCAAGTTAGTTTAGGCGGTAGAGATGAATAGTTATCTATTGCCGACAGGGTCAAGTAAGCTAGAAAAGCAATTATCTAATACGTTTTCTACCATTTCTGAAATTCCTGTACCCATTCGCCTTTTATGGAGTGCTGAACATTGCCCCGTGAATTTATTGCCGTGGCTTGCTTGGTCACTCTCAATTGATGAATGGGACGATGATTGGAGCGAAGATAATAAACGGCAAGCCATTTTAAATAGCATTCACGTTCATAAACATAAAGGAACAATTTCAGCCATTCGCCGCGTGATGAAGTCAGTGGGTTATGGCGAAGTGGATATTATCGAAAACCAATCACTTAAAACATGGAATGGTGAACTAAGTTTTGATGGGTCAGACACCTTTGAGCATGAAGGAATGCACTGGGCAGAATACAAAATTGTGTTACATCAGCCCATTACTATTGAAGAATCAAAACAAGTGCGGCGGATTTTAAATGAAAATGCCCCTGCACGTTGTCATTTGGTTGCGTTTAATTTTACAAGGGCTGGTCATCGTTGGGATGGCGAAATCAATTTCGACGGAAACTTTACTTTTGGAGAAGTATAAATGGGGAAAATTACTGAGCAACAACAATGGGAAGAAGATATTTATCTCATTGAAAAACAAGATAAGGTGCTTGGCGGAGAGCTTGGCGTAATTAACGTACAAGCTAAACAACTCGCCAACCGAACCAAATATTTAAAAGACCAAGTGGACGGTATCAACCGAGACCGTACAGGCTATGCACCAAAAGAAAGCCCAGCGTTCACCGGCATCCCAACCGCCCCCACAGCTAATTCAGCCACGAACAACACACAAATCGCCACAACCGCATTTGTGAAAAACGCAATCGCCACATTGGTGGGTTCTGCGCCTGCAGCATTAGACACATTGGAAGAATTGGCTCGTGCATTAGCTGGCGATGCAAACTTAAAAGCGACGTTGCTTGCTGAAATCGGAAAAAAAGCCAACGCCACTGATTTTAATGCCCTACATGATTTATTTATCGGTATCCCTATCCCTTATCCGCTCTCTACCGTGCCGACAGGATGTCTAGCCATGAATGGCCAAAGATTTGACAAATCACGTTATCCTAAGCTCGCATTGATATACCCATCAGGCACACTCCCTGATATGCGCGGTGAATTTATTCGTGGGTTGGATAATGGGCGCGGAGTTGATGAAGGACGCCAAGTACTTAGTTGGCAAAGAGATAGCTTAAAATCGCATACACATAATGTAAGCCTAGGAGTTTATGATTATGAAAAAGCATATAACAGAGTGGCCACAAGTGATATTTCTTATCACAGGGATAGCAACGGGTGGGGAACAAACGGTGTTGACGGGTTAGCAGTAAAAATGAACACAGATTATACAAAAAGAGAGACTGGAACAGGGCTAATAAATGCTTTTGGCGATAAAGAAACCCTCCCACGCAACATCGCCTATCACTACATCTGCCTAGCCGCATAAGGAGTACAACATGACCGTAACATTTAATCAAGACGGCTTTGCCGAAAATAGCGGTGAAGTCACTGTGTATTGCACTGACAACCAAGGAATTTACAGTCACGCCACGACTGAATATGTGAGCGAAGGCGGCAGCATTTCAGCAGGCAGTTATTTAGATGCACCGCCAAAACTGAAACAAGGCTTTGTCGTTGTACGAGCAGATAACAGTTGGAAATACCAAGTTGACCACCGAGGAACCTATTACAGCAAGGAAACAGGCGAAAAGGTCGAACATACCGTACTAGGTGAATTGCCCGAAAATTTAATCTCAATTGCGCCACTTTCTGAACCGTGCAAATGGAACGGTACAGCGTGGGTAAAAGATGAAGCAAAGATCATCGCGCTGTTTATGCAACGCAAAGAAGCCTTACTCGCCACGCTTGCCAATTAAGCTGATACGCTTAAATCTAGCTTGCTGGTTGGCTATCCGCCAACAGAGATTGAAAGCTTCTATAGACAAGAGAAAGAAGCCTTAGCATGGAAAGCTGATAATAACGCTGACACCCCAATGCTTAAACAAATCGCAAGAGTGCGTGGCGTTCCTTTTGATGTGTTGGTTGAGAAAGTTATCGAGAAAGCATCACAATTTGCGGTTGCTATCGGTTTAATTATTGGACAAAGACAGGCGTTTGAAGATCGCTTGCTTGCCACGAAAACATTAGAAGAACTCACCGCACTTGAAAAGGAAATTGAAGAATGGACATTCCAAGCAAATTAAAACTCTACGCTTATCACAACATCATCGCCATTGACCAATTATTCAATGCCTTAACAGGTGGCGCAGCAGACGAAACATTATCAAGTCGCACATATCGGGGGGCTATTTTAGCCGAGCAACCGAAAAAACGGTGGCGTGTACTCTATCGTTTCATCAATGGATTGTTTAGAGATAAAGACCATTGCAAAACCGCATACGAAAGCGAAATAAACGGCAAACAGCGGGATTATCGGTTCAATCAAGGGAATGCAAAATGAATGAAATAATTTTTGATTGGATCCGTGGGGATGATGAATTCGAAACGCTCATTTTTAATAATGACGACGATACCCCAATGGACTTTACAGGGAGCCAATTTGATTTGCATATTGTGCCGGAACGAAGTCAATCCGAAACCATTAAACTATCAACATCAAATGGCTTAACCGTTAAAGAAAACGAAATCACGCTGCACGTATCGCACGATCAAACAGAAAATGCAGATTGGGCGGTGGCAAGTTGGGATTTGCAACAAACTGACAAGAACGGATTAATTAGCACCCTTTGCGGTGGCAAAGTGCGGTTAAAACGGGATATTACAAGGGGGTGAAATGTGTATAAAGACTAAGGCGAAAGCCAAACACAAAGTGACACTCAAACCAAAGCAACAGCACAAAATCACCGTTCAAAAAGGTTATGCCAATATTGGCGGTGATCTTGATACAAGCAAATTACCAAACATCAACGAATTAATTCTTCACTACAACATCGGAGCGCTTTAATGGCAAGACAAGAATTTAATCAAACAATCACAGAATTTGCTGAATTTGTCGGCATGAAAGATAAAGAGATTGCAAAGCTAATTGGCAATCTTCAAACACTAAGCACAACAGAAAAAACATCAATTGTCGGCGCAATTAATGAGCTGAAACAAACGCTTAATAGTTTATCAAGCAATGCCGCAGGCATTAATGATAGCGCGACAAATGAAACGTCAACATTGTCAGCGAAAAAGATTATTGAGTTAGTTAATCAAGCGAAAACCGAAGCGAAAAGCGAAATCTTAGGCGGCAATGTTGCGGCCGAGTTAGACACCATCAAAGAGCTTGCAGACTCACTGAATGGCATAAAAACAGGCGAAGATGGCTTGAATAAACTCATTCAAAAAATCTCACAAGCAAATGAATCGTTAGGCACTATCAATCAAAAATTAACCACACTTGAAAGCATCGACCTAAAAGAAGCTTATACTAGAGGTTACAATAAATAATGACATTTCAAACTGGCGTGACTGAATTCGCTGAATTTGTCGGCAGTGAAATTAAGCGGATTGAAAAGAAAATTCCGACAGATGGTGGCGGTAGTCAATCAAGCGATTCACCAATAATCACTGGAAATGGACGACCAGACAAACCAGAAACAACAGGCGGCAAGATTACAGGTAGAGAGCAAAACGGGGCTTTTTATAGCTCAACAAACGGTGCAGGCGTTGGAGCGTATCTGTGGCAAAAACAAAATAACAAGTGGGTTGTTATTTCTGGGGATACTGGCTCAAGAAGTATGTCAAGTTCTTCCGTAAATGTTAAAGAAGGTATTATATACCTTAGACGAGTGAACAATACGGTAGAGTGTTCTTTCACCAATGGGCGATGGGGAACCGTTTCGTTTTACGGGAGTAGTAATTCTAAGTTTACACGGAAAAACCACGCTAAACGAATGGATATTCTACCTAGACAAAAAATCCCGTACGGATTTCAAGCTGCTGTACCTATAATGTTGCCTTTTTATAGTGATGAGGGTGAAAACATTGCATCTGTATACGTGGCCCATAAAGCAGATAGTAATTATATCGAGCTACGCTTTAACGGCAACGTACCAACGGCAGACCTTGATTATATGCGTATGCCAGTTATCAGCTGGATAACTAACGACCCATTCCCTGATACTCTACCTTAATTTAAATAAAGTGCGGTCAATTTGGGCCGCATTTTGTTACCCCGTTTTTCACACTTCCAACCGCTCGCACTGCTCCATTCTCTCGATCACAATAAAGACATTATTTAACCAATAGAAACCATAGGGCTAAAATATGTCTGATGAATATCTCCACGGGGTCAAGGTAACGGAAATTGCCGAAGCCTTGCGAACACTCACCACATCATCCACTGCCGTGATCGGTTTAGTGGCAACGGCAGCAGATGCAGACGCAACTGTTTTTCCACTCAATAAACCCACTCTTTTAACAGGTATCACAGCCGAAGTCCAAGCGAAAGCCGGTAAACAAGGCACATTATCCCGTGCATTGGATGGCATTGCGGACATTGTTAATTGTAAAGTGGTCGTCATTCGTGTGGAAGAAAGCGATGACGAAAGCACAATGAAAGCAAACGTCATCGGCACAGTGGACAGCGACGGCAATTACACTGGCTTAAAAGCGTTCTTAGTCTCTGCTGCCGTTTGTGGCGTGAAACCGCGTATTTTCTGCGTGCCGAAGTATGACAGCCAAGATGTCACCACCGAGCTTTTAAGCGTGGCGAAAAAACTGAATGGCTTTGTGTATGCATCGTGCGGATCAGCCAAAACCAAAGAAGAAGCGGTGACTTATCGCCGTAATTTCTCACAGCGTGAATTAATGCTGATTTTCGGTGACTTCTTATCGTTCAACCCGAACACTAAAGCAACCGAAGTGGATTATGCAGTTGTCCGTGCGGCGGCAATGCGTGCGTATCAAGATAAAGAATATGGCTGGCACACTTGCATTTCTAACAAAGGTTTAACTGGCGTCACTGGCGTGACTAAACCACTTTCATTTGACATTAACGACAGTGCGACCGATGTCAACTACTTGAACGAACAAGGCATCACCTGTTGTGTGAATCACAATGGCTTCAAGCTATGGGGATTACGCACCTGTTCAGCCGACAAATTATTCATCTACGAAAACTACACCCGCACAGCACAAGTGTTGAAAGACACTATCGCACAATCCTTTGATTGGGCAGTGGATAAAAACATCAGTGTGATGTTGGTGAAAGAAATCGTGGAAGCGATTAATGCGAAATGGCGTGAATATGTGGCGAAAGGTTACTTAGTCGGTGGTAAAGCATTTATCAATTCATCACTGAACACTGCCGCAACCTTGAAAGATGCAAAATTACTTGTGTCTTATGATTACTGCCCTGTTCCGCCATTAGAACAATTAGGCTTTAACCAATACATCAGCGATGAATACCTTGTGGAATTCGCCGCAGAGATTGCCAAAGTAGGAGCATAACAAATGGCTTTACCACGTAAATTAAAACTCATGAACTTCTTGGCAGACGGTAATTCTTACCGTGGCCAAGTCACCGAAATTACCCAACCTAAATTGGCAATGAAACTGGAAGAATACCGTGCAGGCGGCATGATTGGGCCAGTGAAAGTGAATTTAGGCGTGGAAGGCTTGGAAGCGCAATTCAAAATGGGCGGTTACATGACCGAACTCATCAAAGAATTTGGCGGTAAAATTGACGGTTCTGCATTACGTTTTGCGGGTGCA